ATGAGTTTGATGATGCTTGGGTAAAGAAGCACAACGATCCCGCAAAGTGGGTCTTGGTAGAAAAGCCTTCACCCAAAATCTTTGAATACACTGGCGAGATTTGGCATCATCTTGATTATTGCCTTGGGCCGAGTGGTGCGATCAAGCGTAAAGGTGGTTGGACACTGTCACCATTTGAAGAATACAAGAAAGCGTTGGAGAAGGATATGCATCAAGCAATCAAGTTACAGACACACGAATATAATCAACGAAAACTCCCTTACTCTACAAAAAATCCTTACAATGGAGTTTGCAAGGATCACTTGGAAGTGTTCATTGAGAAATTGTAGTTTTGGAAAAACAAGTTTGTTTTTGCGTCATATATTTCTCGTGACGTTTTGATATTTTATATACTATTTATAGTATAGTTAAGATGACAAACAGAACAAAAGTTTATTATAAAAATGTTTCATTTTTTATCAATAATTTGTTCATTTTTTATATTCTGAGACATATTTATACACATACGAGAAACAATTAATTCCTTACTACTATGGCAGAACTACTAGACCAATCCCAGATATTCTTCACTGCATTCGAGCCAAAGGTGCAGAACAGATTCATAATGAACATCGACGGCATTCCAGCCTACCTCATCAAGACTGCTGCTCGTCCTAGCATCAATAACAACGTTATTATTCTAGACCACATCAATCTAAAGCGTAAACTAAAAGGTAAAAGTGAATGGGGAGATATAGCAATTACATTATATGATCCAATCGTTCCTTCTGCGGCACAAGCTGTGATGGAATGGGTACGTCTTGCACACGAATCGGTGACTGGTCGTAACGGCTACGCTGACATGTACAAAAAGGATGTACAGATTCAAGTGCTTGGTCCCGTTGGCGACATTGTTGAAAAGTGGGATCTGAAAGGTGCATTTCCTTCGCAAGTTGAGTTCAATGGTACCGGTTTGGACTGGGGTGCAGCCGAAGCATTAATGATCAACGTCACATTGAGCGTAGATTACTGCATCTTGCAGTTCTAATACAAAAATCTATATTTTATATCAAAATCCTCACATAAAAAGTGGGGATTTTTTATTTTATCTTGACAACATTTTGTTGTCCCCCTATAACCCCGGTATCACCTGAGTGAAGCACAACTTTAATAACTGTTTTTATACATTAGTTAATATTTATATATACTCTATAAACTAAGAAATTAAATCTATGAAAAGAAGCGAACTAAAGGCACTGATACGTGAAACAATAGAAGAACTATACAACGAAGATTTTGCTCCGCTTGGAGTGGCAGAAGAAAAAGAACCACTCACGGAAAAAGCTCCACCAAACTTTCCAGAGAAACTTCACGACAAGTTACTGAAACAGTACGAAGACGATCCAAGTAAAGCATATGCTACAATGTGGAAGATTTTTCACGCTAAAAATAGCGGCAACAAAAGAGTGGATGAAATGTGGATGGCGTTTGAAAGTAAGGAAATGGATAAAAAGCACGATGAAACAGACATGAGCAATCCTGAAGAAAAACGCGAAGTTGAATTGGCAAAGAAAGCTAAAGAAGCTGCCGAAGAAATCTTGAAAATGCACGGCAAATGACAAGATCACAGCTAAAGTCCATTATACAGGAGATAGTTCAGCGTAAGTTGACTGAACTCGATATAACAGACCCTACGACTGGAGAGACTGGTTTGACAGATGCAGATAAAAAAGAACTTGCCAACTTAAAAGCACAATCGGATAAGTTGACATCAAACATTAAAAAAATAGAAGGAGATGTGGCCAAGCTACAACAAACTATTCAACCGAAAATGCAAAGAGCGGAACGCATGAAAGGTAAATTACAAAAACAGCAGTCCGACAATATTCGCAAACAGCAAGCGATCCAAGACAAAGCATGAACGAAGATCAATACCTCAAGTTCATAGAAAATATTCAAGAAGATGTGGACAACTATCTTCAAGAAAAATGGTCCGATAAATATAAACGTAGTATTGATTGCTCACACCCGAAAGGATTTAGTCAAAAAGCACATTGTGCGGGCAGAAAAAAGAATGAAGTATCTGAACCAGAATATTTGAATGAAGAGTTTATTGAAAGTCTGGATGAGGACTTGAGAAAATGGTTCAGAGAAAAATGGGTAAGATTTGGACCAGATGGTAAGATTCGCGGTGCGTGTGCAAGAGGAAAGTCCGGCGAAGGTAAACCAAAATGTCGTCCACTGGCATCCGCTAGAGCGATGGGAAAGAAAGGTAGAGCAAAAGCTGCTCGCCGCAAACGTCGTGAAGATCCAAACCCAGATCGCAGAGGTAAAGCAAAGAACGTAAAAACTAAATAATCTTATGAACGAAAATCATATTTGTCCAATCTGCGGTGGAGAACTTGTGTCTGAAGATGAACTGTACAAGGATGATGTTGGTGATATCATGCTCGAAGATTTGTTGGACGAAAAGAAAAAGAAAAAGAAAAAGAAAAAACGCGATGCTTGTTATTATAAAGTAAAAGCTCGCTATAAAGTTTGGCCAAGTGCATATGCATCAGGAGCACTTGTAAAGTGTCGTAAAAAGGGTGCAAAGAACTGGGGAACAAAGTCTGAGGGTGTTGAGGAAGTAGATGAAGCCTGTTGGAAAGGATATCATAAAGAGGGTATGAAAACCATGTTTGGTAAAAAATATCCCAACTGTGTTAAAAATAAAAAAGAAGAACAAATTATGAAAGAAGCGCAACTAAGAAAAATTATACGTGAAATGGTAATGACAGAAATGGGAAAGCCAGAAATAGACAAGACCATTGAAACTATTGGTGATTATGAAATATACCAGCCCGGTGAATATTACGAACACGATCCAGAATACGGCACTGACCCTACACCATTCGCCGTTAGAAACAAGAACACAAAACAAAAAGTAAAAGGTTCCGATGGTCTATACTACTACCACCCAGACAACCGATACTATTTGAACTATGGCGTAGATGAAAAAGGAGACGGAATAAGCTTCAGTACAGGAAAAGAGTTGGTCGCTTATTTAAAACAACAAGAAACTCAAATGAACGAAGTTGACGAATGTTGGGAATGCTATGAGGCCGCTATGGAAGAAGGAGTCAACGAAGCATACGAAGAATGCTACAAGAAGACTAACTGGGCTATGGTACCAGAAGGCGAAGAACACACTTGCGAAGGTGATCAATTCTATGAAATATATGGAGACATCAACGCTGATGCCAAAGAAAACTTAGAAGAAGCAGAATATCACGGTCGTAAAGTTCCTCTTGGTAAGCCAATGCGTGGAGATGTAAAAAAGTTTAAAGTCTTCGTGCGCAATCCACAAACAGGAAAAGTAAAGAAAGTAAACTTTGGCGACAAAAAAATGCGCATCAAAAAGAGCAATCCAAAACGCCGCAAGAGCTTTAGAGCAAGACATAACTGTGCGAATCCTGGTCCGAGAACAAAAGCCCGCTATTGGTCATGTCGCAAATGGTAAAATTTAAACATATATCACTATGAAAAAATCAGAACTAAAAGCACTGCTAAAAGTAATCACAGAAGAAGTTATTGCTGCTAAACGAGAACAACTGGATGAAACCAAGGGATTGTCTGGAATGAAAAAGGTACCAGAGTCCACTGATCATACCGAAAAAGTTGCTGACTCAAAAGACCTGACAGGTCCAGCACCAAAAGAAAAAGAAGAAGGTAAGAAACTTCCGGTGGTCAAGAAGCCATCCAATCCACAAAAAGTTGGCAGTCTCAAAGAAGAAATCCTGCAAATGATTCATGAAGAGATTGATGAAATGGCTCGCGTCAAAGGTGCTATAGGAAGCAAGTTTAAAGTAAAAGACCCTTCATCTCCAACCGGATGGGTTGTAAAGGGACACAAAACTGTACCAGACGGTACTCCAACAGACGCTCCAAGCGGCCCATACATCAAAAAAGGAAAAAATGTTGATATGGGAGGAATACCAACCACCATTCCATCAATGGCTGGAAAATCAATAAAGTCGCGTGAAACCGAATTAGCAGTCGCTGACATCATCAAACATAACCCCAACGCAACAGACGAAGAAATAGCTGATGAACTGGCAAGTCGCGGAGAACGTGGTGAACCATTGAACTTGGCACCAGCAGTTATTGCAAATGCCATATCTATAGCAAAAGATGGTGGCGATGTGATAGACGACACAGATGAACCTGCCGCACCAGACTTTGCCGCTAAAGAAAAAGCAGAAAAGCAAAGAAAAATGGATAGACTACGTTCATACCTAATGCGTAAGCGAGGTATAAAACCAACAGAATAATATAAAAACAAAGAGCGTATTTTTATACGCTCTTTTTTATGTCTAATATATACAAAAACTTTTTGTAGTTCATATATATGGTAAACACAAGTTACAATATATATGGACAATACTACAATACCTGTAAGCAAGGGTTCTCCCACTATAGAGCAGCCAAAGCAAAATGCTTTAACAACAGTGGTCAAGCTGCCATCAAAAGGATATTTTTATCCAAGTAATCATCCACTGGCAAGTGGAACTGTTGAAATATATCAAGTTACGGCTAGACACGAAGATATATTAAACAATGCAAACTATTTGAAGAAAGGTATAGTGTTGGACGAGTTTTTAAAAGCATTGATTGCTACTCCAAATATAACATTAAATGATATATTGATTGGCGACAAAAACGCTTTATTCATCGCAGCAAGAAAAAATGCATATGGTGACATTTATACAACCAAGATCAAATGCCCTTCTTGCAATGTAGAGTCAAATATTGATATCAATCTCGACGAGTTGACGGAAAAACCATTTAAGATGGAAAACTTCAATAAGGGAGAAAACAAATTTAATTTTGTGTTACCAGCTTCCAAGAAAACAATAACTTGGGCGTTTATGACTCACAAGGATGAATCGGACATCGATCAAGAAATCAAGGCGCTAAGTAAAATTGGAATGAATACTTCTGCACCCGAAATTACAACTCGTCTAAAGTATGTAATAAAATCCGTTGATGGCGACAGTGATAGAGTAAAAATCAAAAACTTTGTTGATACGCAACTTACGGCCAAGGATAGTATGGCGTTGCGCAGATATATTCGAGATGTTACACCAGACATAGATCTTTCATTTAACTTCACATGCCCAGCGTGTGGACATCAGGAAAAGATGTCTGTGCCATTGGGCGGATCATTCTTCTGGCCAAACATCAACGATGTGTGAGTTTAAATTACGAGATAATAGAACTTGCATCTGAGGGATATTTTTATCCAACAGGTTCTTTATTGTCCAGCGGCAAGTTAAGACTGTATCCCATAACTGCCAAACAAGAAGAAATTCTTGCAAACGGAAACTTCATTAGAACAGGATTGGTTGAAAAGGAAGTTTTTCAAGATATACTGGTGGACAAAATTGATTATGATATTCTACTCAACTGTGACAAGGAATCTATTTTGTTAAACAGCAGAATCATAAACTATGGTGCTTCCGCAAAACTTAGAATAAAGTGTGAAGAATGTGATAAGGAGTTTGAGCCAGACATATCTTTTGTGTTTAAGCCAAAGCCATTTGACTTCAGTGGACTGACTAGAGGAATCAATCGCATAAGTTATACTTTTCCAAAATGCAAAAAGACGGTATTTCTTAAACTTCCAACGTGCAACGAACAGCGTATATATGATCAATATGGATGGTTGACTTTTGCAAAGGCGGTCACACTAAATATAGATGGTGTGAATGATATTGATTATTTTTACGACTATGAGTTAAATGCCAGTGACAGCAATGCGTTCAGAACGTATTATCTTAAAAATACACCGGGATATATCAACAGCATATCTGTATCGTGTCCGTCCTGTAAAGTCGTCAAAAAATCAAAAATAGACATAAATACAGACATTTTTGGTATAACTCCCGAAGTCAAAATGAATATACACGGTGAGATATTTGATCTTTGTTATCATAGCAACGGTGCATTTACGCAAGAAAGTGTATATAATATGCCAACGTTTTTGCGAACTTTTTATATTAAAAAATTGATAGAAACCAAGAAGGCAGAATCAGATGCTCAAAACAAGTCGTCGCAGTCAAAACCGGCACCTATAGCTCGCCCACCTTCGCTTAAAAAGTAAGTTGTTATAATATTTATATTATAATAATATATGGCAACAGAAGACGATAAATACGACTTGGATACAAAGGCGAGAGAGAGGCTTCGTGCCGATGAACTAAAAGCGCAAAAAGAGTTAAATTCTGAAATACAAGATTATGTTGAAAAGCTGGATGACGCCACAGATATATCTGAAAAGCTGTATAACATACATAGAAATACTAAATTAGAAATACGAGACATCAAAGTAAGGCTTCGAGATATAGGAAGTGAGATGCAGAGGAATGTAGAAATCATCAAGACCAATACACAAGAAATAGAAAATTTAGGAAAAGCAATACAAGAAGACCAACTTGCGATCCAAGCACTAAACTCGGCAGACGAAGATTTATTGCAACAAAAATCCGCCGCACAGCAAAGAATAAATCGTCTGCAACGAGAGCAGACTGATATAATGAAACAGCAGGCGGGCATAAGCGACGACTTGACAAAAAAATCGCAGGAGCGAGCCGAGTTAGAAGAGGCGGCAATAAAAAACAGCAATATAAAAGCGGATATTACACAAAGACTGGCTGATATACAAAAAAACATTGCTTATGCAGAAGAAAACGGACTGACTACGGGAGAAGCATATGAACAACTACTCAAAAGCAGGGCGGCGTTTGAGAAACAGCTTAACGATAGTATAACCGAAGGATTGGCTATAGGACAAAAATGGAAGTCGAACGAAATTGACACCGGCAAGTTGATGCAGAGAAGAGCAGAACTGCAAGAAAGATATGAACGTAAAAATATTAAAATTGCAGCCAAAAAAGGAGAAATACTAGCTTTGGACGAAGCGATTAATGAAAACTCAAAGATGCGAGCAGGATTAGAAGGTGCTATATTAGAGAAACAAGCAAAACAAGAAAAATTAAAAAAAGACAATAAAGACCTCGAGACAATAAACGAACTACGAAATCAACAGAAAAAAATATTAGAGTCAGATAAACTAAGATTGTTGACGCAGCTTAACTTTGTAAAGCTGGTTCAGTTGGGATTAGAAAGGTTCATGCAACTGGATAAAGCGGCAGAAGACTTTAGAAGGTCCACTGGGTTTTCTGTCAATCAGATGAAAACGCTGAGAAAAGACGCTGAAGCGATAAACGTGCAATTTTCTGATATGGGAGTTAGTATAGAGAAGGTATATGATTCAGCCAAGGCGTTGGTTGACGTTTTTGGTAGAACATCGCTTGTTTCAAAAGAAACATTAAAAACCGTATCACTGTTAAGTGCAAATCTTAATGTTGCCGAGGCTGATACGGCCAATGTATTGTCTATGTTTCAAGGACTTGGTGGTGCGACCGAGGAAGCGGCGACGAACGTATTAAAAGTTGGCGCAGGAATATCAGAAAAAGCCGGTGTTCCATTCAGTATGGTAATGAAGGACATTGCCAACGCATCAGAACAAACCACTACTCTGATTGGAGCAAATCCTACCAAACTGATGAAGGCGGCTATTGCCGCAAGGTCAATGGGAATGGAACTGAACAAGTTGGTATCTTCTCAAAGAAAACTTCTTGATTTTAGCAGCAGTATAAATGACGAACTGGAAGCCAGCGCAATGTTGGGTAAAAATATAAGCTTCCAGAAAGCAAGACAGCTTGCATACGAAGGAGATATAGAAGGTTCGGCCAAAGCTATTTTGGAGACTGTAAAAGCTTCTGGTGATTTTGATCAAATGAGTGTATATCAGAGAGAACGGCTTGCTGCCGCATCTGGTATGGAGTTAAAAGATCTCACAAAAATGCTTGCGGTTGAAAAGCAAAGAGATGCCATATTGTACGGGGCAGACCAAGAGAAGGCAATGAAACTACTGGCACAGGAAGAAGAGCTTAAAAAGTTAAAAGAAATAAACGATTTAAATAGTCAAGACTTAGTTGCGCAGCAAGACAAAGCAATCATGCAAGAAAAAATGCAAGGGGTCATGACAAGGCTGAAAAATATAACAGATTCTTTAATGATAGCTCTTGCAGATGTGCTGGAACCAGTGATAACAGCCCTTTCGGACTTTGTTGTTCCGGCATTCAAAGTGTTGGTGACTTTGTTAAAGGTTACAATAATACCTTTGTTTAAATTTATGGCCTACCCTCTGCAAGTAATAGGGGAGTATGTGTCGGACATAGGGAAAAAACTAGAAAAGTGGTTAGGAACAGACGACGCGACAAGTAAATTTAAAAGTATATCCGATTGGTTGGATACAACCGCCGGAAAAGTTACAAAGTTTATAATTGGTGGTGGACTATTGTATATGATGTTTTTTGGAAAAATGGGACTGTCGGGACTTTTAAGTATGCTGGCCACTCCCTTTACGTTTGTTGGAAGAAAGGCTCTCGAACAACTAGCAAAAGTACCAGGTGCGGGTACACTCACAAAAATATTCAAGCCAAAATCAGTCGCGAGTACTGTAACGGATGTGGCATCAAAAACAGCGGGAAAAGCGGCAGATGTGGTCGGCAGTGTTTCCAAAGGAGCAAGTGCAGTTACAAGTGGACTTGGAGTGAGAATATTCTTACAAAACCTTGCCGCTGGATTAAAAGCGATGGGTAATGCAAGAGTATTGGCTGGTGTGGGTGTATTAGCGTTGTCTGCCGTCCCATTATTGTTGGTTACTCCAATCGCACTCATGTCTGCACTACTTGGACCAGCAGGTCCGCTCATATACACTGGATTTAAATTTTTAGCCAAAGGTATAGGAGCAATGGCTAGTCCAAAAGTTCTTTTGGGTGCTCTTGGAATCGCTGCGGTTGGTATAGCTATTATGCCGTTTGCAATATCAATGAAAATGTTTAGCGAAGTCGATTGGGGTAAAGTTGGGATTGGTGCACTTGCGCTAGTTGGATTTACTGCTGCTGCATTTGGGCTTGGATTGTTATTAGCATCCGGTGCAGGTGCTGTAATATTTACGGCGGGGGTAATTGGAATTGCGGCATTAGGTGCAGCATTAATACCGTTCGGCATAGCTGCAATTGCAGCAGGATATGGAATCAAAATGTTTGGCGAAGGAATATCGGGATCTATTGAATCTATAAGAAAGCTTGCAGAACTAAATCTATTAACAACCGCCGCCGGAATTGCCGCTATTGGGGTGGCACTTGCCGCTTTTGGAGGTGGCTCCGCAGCCGCTGGACTTGGATCTTTTGTCGGTAAACTTTTGGGTGGAGATCCAATTAAAAAAATGCAAGATCTTGCAGCGATTGGAACGCAGCTTGCGGTAACTGCTGATGCAATTTCAAAAATATCTGAAGCGACTGCCAAGTTTAGTGCAGTCCAATCTTTCTCAGAAGCAATCACAAAACTAGCAGAATCGTTTAATACATTGAATAGAAGTATAAACGGATTTAATTTTGAAGGGTTAAAGACAATAACAAAAACAACAATGCCTACACCGGCCACATCGACCGAAACTTCAACAATAGATCCTGTGACTGGAAAAGAAACTCGTAAAAATAGAATCAACGCTACCACCGGCACGTTGGCTGGAGTAGAATCCAAACTCGATACACTGATATCTTTATTAAAAGACGGACAAATCGTCGCCACGGTGGATGTCAATAAACTGTCTACTAAAGTAGCAAAATCCGCCGGAACATAACATATTTATACATTATATGGCAGACAACACATTTTTAGCTCCATTATCGCCAATACAACGAAGCACTCCTTCTGACCGGTTGGTATTGTTTCAAAGAAACGAGTCTAGCATATATAATAAATTTACTCAATATTATCAAGCGGGCGGAGGTATTGGACCAGACCAACCGTTCATATATACAAAGTTAACAGATTCCAACTTTCAAAAAAACCTAACCAAATATGACTCGCAGGCACTGCCTTTGGGGTCTACCGCCAGAGACGTAATAAGAATGGGAAAATTTATGGTTTCTGGCACTGGGCTGTTATTCGCCGGTAAGCAACTTATATTACAAAATGCAAACCCGTTTAACGAAACCAGAATATACAACCCACTGAGCGTTGTTGGTGCAGCCGCAAAAACGGGAACATTCGGGCTGACAGATCGTCCAAAAAGATATATCGAAACAAGTGGAGGATTATTGAATTTCTTTGTTGATGCATTGCTATCATCTGTAGGAATGCAATCAAGAAGAATTGCCAACCAAAATAACAACCCAATAGAAGGCACAGCTGTTGGGCAACTTTCAAACAGAGTTCTTTCCAGCGGAGGAGGCCGTGCTGGATTGATGAGATTGAATACTGCCGAATCTGGAAACGCAAACTTGGTAAGAATATGGGGAGAAAGTTCTCCACAACCAAGAGGATTTTCTTTCAGGTCACTCATAAGATCTCTGGTTAGATTTATACCGAGTACAAACCCACTGGGGGTATTTGGTGGAAGACCTAGTATACAATGGCAATATAGGATAGAATATCCGTCAAACTCGGACGGAAACGGAATATATCATATAATGAAAGCGGATAATAAAAATTATCTAGACTTTCAAGTTGGTTCCAAGACATATGTGGTGGGTGATATTAACCCATACTCGGCGGGAAAAATACCACAGAATCCAGCAAGGTCGTTTGGAACCGACGACCAAGAACAATGGTATGCATCACCAAAGTTACCCACGGACGAATTATACTACAGATCTAATATAGGAAGACTGTACGAAAGAATGGTATTGTTCACAGATACATATAATAAAGATGTTAGAGATTATGTAACGAGAGAGTATACTGATAGAGGATTGCCAAGAGATTTAAGAAATCAATCGCAAGAAACCAAAAAAGTAAACGGCGTATCTGCTATAAGAAATGCGCTGGAACTGATTAACACCGAGCCAAAAAAATACGAAGATATTTTTTATGGAGCGACGCAATTTTCGGATGAAATAAAAGTTACAATAGACGCAAGAGGTTTTTCAAAAGGTTCGCCCATAAAACCAAGCGGCCCAGCCGCTAGAGCGGACATATATAATAAACTTTCGATAATAGGAGGCGACAGAGAACGTGGTGGTAGTAGCAGTGTTCCTTCTGATATAGCATCGCCGGACGGTCAATCCGTAGACGTAATATTTTTATACTTTTTTGATCTGGTAAATGAAAAATATATACCATTTAGAGCAGTAGAACTTTCTTCTTTAGCCGATAGTAATACTGCTGAGTGGGATCCTATTTCGTACCTTGGAAGAGCAGACAAACTTTTTATATACAAAGGCTTCAGCAGAGATGTTAATTTTAACTTTAAGGTATACGCAAATAGCATAGAAGAGCTTATTCCTATGTGGGAAAGAATAAATTATTTGACCGGCTTAGTTAGACCAAGCAAATATACAGATCCTTCTACGATTGCAAACCAAAATACAATATCTGCAAATGCGACCACTGACTTGGAATCTTTGGCACTGGGCGTATCCGAGGAAGATTCTCCTGTAATTTCGAACACGGGCAAAGAAAGTAGGTTTATATATCCTCCTATGATTACATTTAGAGTAGGTGACTTGTTCATAGATCAGCCAGCCGTATTGAATAATGTGAACGTAAGTATACCGCAAGACATAAACTGGGAATCAATCAGAAAAGATAGTTATGAATATTTATATTCTATAAGTAAAGACCCTATAAAAAAAGACGCAAAATCTAGACAGCTTCCGCTGGCAGCAGATATTTCAGTATCTTTAAAACTGATGGAAAAAGAACAGGCTATAACCAATGGTGCACATTATGGGTATGTAACCGGCAACCAGTGGCCTATATAATTTATGAACAGGTATATTCAAAGCGATAATAATGTATTTAGTCGATATGACGGAAAGCGAGTATTCAGAACTACTCGCTATCCAAAAATACCAGTTTCACTGAATGATTTATATATAGTAGCAAGTGAGACAGATTATCTTGACAGCCTCGCATATAAGTTTTATAAAGACAGTACATTGTGGTGGGTAATAGCACAGGCAAACAACATTAAAGCAACTTTGAAAGCACCAACGGGAATACAAATAAGAATACCTAGAAATATAGAGCAAATAATTACTGCTTTCAGAAAAGCAAATGAGTAAATAAACTTGTTATACAATGGCAACCATACCACAGCAAAACGGACCTAGATCGGGAATAGTGCCTTGGGGACTGCACCCATTACCCGAATGGATTGCTGAATCTCTCAATCGTCGAATATATGATTATGACGCAAATCCAAGTTCGGATATTGAAGTATATTCTGGTCCAAAAACCGCGTGGGCTAGAGTTTTTTCAAATGGTAAATCGTCACTGGCAACTGGCTTGGAAGGATTTGTGCTTGGTGGAGCAGAAGGATTTAACGAAAGCTATGGATTTGGTGGAGATAGCAAAACGGTAATTGGAGTGGACGCTCGCGGCAATCCTCACGAAATATCCGCCGTAGCAACGGACGGAATATTGGGCATTCCGAATGATTTGCCACATAGACCACCGCCGAGTTTGGTCTCCATAGAATCGGAGTTATTGGGTGGACAAAATAGTAGTTTTCCGGGATTATGCAGAAAGATAAAAGTAAGTTTTAAATGTCACAATTTAACTCAACTAAAATATCTTGTCCCATATTTTTTTACTCCAAGAATAACAGTCGTGGTTGAATGGGGTTGGAATAACTATAACGTAGAATCGTTGGTCGATCTATCCGACTTGGATGGTTTAAAACAACTGTTTACTACTCCAGAGTTTGCAAAGAAAAGAATAGAAAAGTCTAATGGAAGTTATGATGTAGGTATGGGATACATAACAGATTTTGGATATAGCTTGTCCGACGCGGGTGGGTACGACTGTAGTTTTACCATTACCAACGCAAATTTTCTGATAGAAGGCCAATCTCACCAGAATACTTCAATCAAAAAGAATAAAACAGATTCTGAGACCGATTCACAAGATAAAAATAAAATACAACTGAAAGATTTTAACGAGTTTGTGTTTGATGACATGGGAAGTTTGAGTATAAAAACAAAAAAGACGATCGAGGTCAAAAAAACCAGAACGATATCTTCAATGTCTAGGACGTATCAACCAATACTAAGAGAAGAAGAATATACTTCGCGTGAGCGAGTTGATCTTGGAAAAACATTTGTTACGGAAGGAAGAGTATTTAAACCGGACAAAAACCCGTCTGCACCGGCAAACAACGATCAAAAAACTTGGATGAGAATGGATTTAATAGTTGAAATATTAAACACGTTTTTTTCGCTCAAACTATTGGACGAAAATGCCAACGATAGCGGGGTCAATATAAATCAGTTTAATATAACTAACGTAAAAATAGCAGCGCATCCAGGATTAAAATCAACAAATCTTAATGTGTTGTTGCCAAATCAATATGCACCAAGATTTGTCACTAGAAATGAAAAATCTTCAACAAATAGCAGCGGAACCTTGGACCAAGTAATGATTGAAGATAGTTCATATTTGTCGTTATTTAAACAATCGGTGGAAGATGTAATTTCAAATAACAACTTTACAAACGAATACGATGATCTTAGAGAAATAATAAATCCAAACTCAAACTCGTTCCCAGTTTATAAAAATGAGGGATCGGTGGATCCGTTTGGAAATACAATACCGGGTAAATATACAACAGGGTATTGGGGATATTTGTCCGATGTGTTTATAAATGTTGAGTTTTTCAAGACCCTCGTTGAAAAATATGATACACTAAAAACTTTAGTAGAAGCGTTGTTGCAACATATTTCACAAGCAATGTGCAATATTGCACAACTTAAATTGATTACTGCCGGTGATAATAATTCTATGTACACCGTCAACGACGCAAATCTTACCCCAATAGTAACAAAAGCTGACGCAGTAGACTTACCTACCATAAGATTGAATTCCATAGACTCCGCATATTTGAGATCTGCAAACTTGTCGATAAAAATGAGTTCAGAAATGGGAAATCAGATGGTGATGCAGAGTGCGTCCGGAAAAACAATACCGTCTCAATATGGACAAGGAAACGTTGATCCAAAAACCATGAAAGTCAGTAGATTCTCAAGAGGAGATCGACTGTTTGACGTTGGCGTTTTTGACCAACTCGTAGAATCAAATAAAACGGTGGAAAATAAAAAAAGCAAATATACAAGAATGTTTTCGGATAATGGTTCGTTCTATCTGTATAAGAAACAGTTTAAATCGACCGAAAGTACCATTGAACTAACCAGAACTGGTACTCGACAGGGAACTCGTCAAGTCAGTACCATCAAGGGCTATATCTTGATCGAAAAAGATAAATCTTTCATGAACAGTGTTGTGAATAACAAGCAGGATAAAAAAGCGTCATATATCAATAATCCGATTATGCCAGGCACCACGTTTGAGTTTGAACTGTTGGGAATCGGTGGTATAACATATTTGTCTCAGTTCACACTTGCAAACGTACTGGACCAATATAGCTATGAAAATGCAGTATGGCAGATTGCCAATATAAAGCATAAAGTAGAAGACAAAGTTTGGACCACATCAATAACCGCTCAAGTAAGACCTTTGACTACCGTATGATTTATAATGAAAAAATTGCATCTTCGTATGGTAGCTTTATAGGTACCGGTACTACAAATTTTCCGCTTAACTATAAACCAACGGTCAGAGAAGAAAACTATAAAACTGGATATTTGGCTAGGTATTTTGCAAAAAAAGTAAACGAAAATAAAATTATAGAAATAGAAAATCGACCAAACTATTTAAACAACAACCAGTTGTATAAAATTGTTTCCTTGAAGTGGAAAATATCTGGTCCAAAAAATAATGTATATAAAGGAAATATCCTTGATAAATCGGGGGTTATGGAACAAAATAAGTTTGAAATAGATAGGGTAAAAATAGAAGAGGGCGTGGACTTATCATCCACTCTAACAAACTTGCTTGAGTTTTGGCAAGGTAGATAAAAATTGACAAACTCGCACAAACGGTCATAATGACTTTGTGCGTATTGTAGAAACAACAGACGATCTGGATATACTTCTATCTGCTCTTGCGGTAGAACACGTATATATCCATCCCGTTTACACAGATACAGATAGACACGTAAGCAACAATAACCTTTGCTTACTTTTCTTCTATTTTATTGTCAGCGAGGAATATATGTGCTTGCCTATCAAGCATAACGAGTGCATCTGCGTGAAAGATGCTTTGAGCAAGATATCATCGGCGTTGAAGGAAACAAAGTATCACAACAAGATTGTATCTGATAAAAAGAGTGTTATTCAGCTGTTTGGTGAAGACTATGGCTTTATTGACATAGACATATATAACTTTCTGGAGAACGGACAAACGCCAGATGAGATTATGGACAGCAACGCATCTATGTTCATACACAACAACTTCAAGCATATGAACAACTTGAATGTGTGCGTGCCAATATACAAGCACGCCAAGGTGTTTCAGAATATTGTGGATAAGATCAAAAACATCAATCTCAACAATATAGGCGAGAAGGGATTTGTGTTTACCAACAATACTATGACAAGTTTGTTTGCTAAACTTGAGTCTTATGGCTTGTGTGTAAATGATGATTTTACTGATGTATTTGGCGAGGAACAGACCAAGCATATCAAGAACAACCTTGTGTTCTCACAATATAACCTGCTTACAAGTACTGGCAGACCAAGTAATAGATTTGGCGGTGTCAACTATGCCGCCCTGAACAAGAATGATGGCAGCAGAGATTGTTTTGTAAGCAGATATGGTGAGGATGGTATGCTCATAATGATGGACTATAACGCATTTCATCCAAGACTGATTGCTCACCTATCAAACTTCCAGATGGATGCGGCTGAAAATCCATATGCTTATCTGGCCAAGCATTTCTTTAACAAGCCTCACGCAACTGACGAAGATATTGCCGTGGCTAAAGGCTTTACTTTTACACAGATATATGGTGGCATAGACAAGAAATGGACGCATATTCCATACTTTAAGAAAGTACAGGAGTATATTGATCATCGCTGGAAGTTCTTTGAGCAGAATGGTTATATAGAAACTCCCAAATATGGTCGCAAGATCAAGCACTGTCATATCCAAGATCCTACGCCAAACAAACTCTTTAATTATATCCTACAAGCTTTTGAAACAGAAATGGCTGTAGATACACTTGGCGAGTTGATGAACTACTTAAACGACAAACTTACCAAGCCGGTCTTATATACATACGATAGCATTCTTTTTGACGCACATAAAAGCGACAAGATGCCTATTATAAAAAAGA